TATTATTTTAATATTTAATACCTAATATCCAATATCCAATATTTAATTTCAATTATTAAATGTCTATCAACCCATATTATTCCAGCAATCGTGCTGGAGAGTTGGCTGCGATGGATCGTGGTTACGTCTCTAACGCTATTATTAGTGCAAACAGCATTGCAAATACGACCGTGCAGTGCCCGTTTACACTATCGTTAGCAGAGTATAGTTGGTTGAAGGAAGCTTTAGCGCCAAGAGAGCTTGTGTTGACTAACAAAAACACTAAATACTTGGCACATCGAACGCACGCACTTGCTGCATTTATGACGGATTATGCCACCAGAAAATTCGTTCAGTTTGCTAGTAAGTATGGACGTGCAATTGATGTTGGAGGAGGGTACGACTATACACCAGCGGTTGGCACACACATTTGTGCTCGTATAGCGTCAGATCGTGAAATGTCACGTTACCTCCATAGTGCAGTTCGTCAGTCAAATGACAAACTGTTTCAAACCGCTCGTGGCAACAAACAGCTGTCTGTTTGCCACTCGGGTGCCGAAAACTGCACCTACAAAGCTCCTTATTGTTATAGCGTCAATGCAAATTATGATATTAGCTTGAACAAACTTGCTGATATATTCAACGCGCATCAAGCTGTGGTGTATGACGTTGCCATGTTTTTGCCATCGATACTTAACAATAAGAAGATCAACATCCCAACGCCTGTTTATAACATCAAACTGGCGCATAATCATGTCAAATTTTACTTCAACGACGGAAGTAACGGTTATTGTCATGATTACAATGTCTGGAGATCCTATTTGACCGTTAATCGTATCAAATGTAAAGATTTCGACATTGTGTCTGAGATCGTTGATAATATATCTGATTTTTTCATCATCAGATATACTAGGATTGAGCATCCATGTAACAACGAGAGGTTGTTCCGTGTGTTTGACTTTGCGAAAATATACCATAAACAGTACACCGTGGTGCCTAACATCATTAAAACCATAAAAGGTGTCATTGGTAATTATAATGCAAGTTACATTGTGTGCGAAACAGATTTCGTCCATAATGCAATCACATACGGACTGAAGCTAACAAAAGAGGTTTTTGCTTACCCAGCATTTAACACTCATTGTATAGCATTTAGTAAGAGCTTGGTATACGGCGCTGATAATGAGCTAGTATATCAGGGCATCACGAATAAGAATGAGTCATTTAATGAACTCGTGCTAAACTTATTCATTTACGTCGCGCTTAGACGTTGTGATGTAACCCAGACCATTAAGACCGCTTTCGAACTGATTAACGCTGACCAAAAGCGCGGTATAATCAGTCAAGCTTGGATCAAGTTTAAGACATTGATCAAAGAGTCACAGTCAGAATTCCTTGACACATGGTTTAGCACTTACCAAAACGTTGATGATATGGATACTATTGAAAAGATTGTGTGCAATTTAATGAAGGTTAGGGTAGTTAACTTGCAGCACTACATGTACGAGAACATCCCGTACTGTGCCAAAAAGTTTGATGCGATTAACGCTGAATGGAATGTCAACAATGAAAATGACTTTAGTGTGGAGTCAGCCTTTAAAGAGGCAGTTGTTGCAGCCGACCCGTTTACACCATCTAAAGACGCAATCTTTGATAAACACGTCGTAAAAGTGCCAGCCGTTGAGCACGAACCAAATGATAAATTTGGCCCGGGGCAATGTGCATATCAGGCTTTGCAGAACTCTATGCACGCAATTGACAAAACTGCACTCAGGTTTAACCCCTCTAGATCTGAGCTTGATGAGTTTTTGAAGTTGTCTTATCACCATCGTAATCTTGGAAATGAAAGTGCCACAGCAGATATTTCATTCCGAAGCGACGAGAAAAACATCCGGCTACTCACTGAAGAATCAA